CTCCTGCTCGTCCTTTTCCCAGATGGATGATGGACCTTATGAAACATAACTCCCATAAACTTCTTGCTGGATTCTTTCCAACAAATATGAATCATAAGAACATCCGCCCATGGACGCTCGAAGAAGCTGCATTTGGTATTCCTGGAGTTTGGCAAGGCATAGATCTTACAACTGCTGTTGGATATGATATGGAATGTCTGGGTTTTAAGTCTCGTCGTGATGTGCTTGATCCGGACAAAAAGTGGATTCATCCCCTTTTACGTATGTTGGTTGATGACCTTGATAATGCAGTTCGTAGAGGCCAAAAACCCAAGAATGTGGTTTTTGGGTGTTTAAAAGATGAAACCCGTGATCTTGATCGCGTTGCCCTTGGAAAAACTCGACTTTTTTGTGGTGGATCTCTTTCTCATCTTCTGTGGACTATAAAGTGGATGGGTGGTCTTGTTATGGAAATGAAACGATGTCGTTCCTCAGCGGACGTTGCTATCGGCACAAACATACATGGTCATGATTGGAAGAACATTTACAAGAAGTTTGAGGTTTTTGATGGAGAATGGGGAGGTGGTGACTTTGGAAATTATGATACATCTGAAAATCCTTGGTTTGGTTGGATGTTAGGTGAGGCTTGTGCCCCCTTTTATAGATTTCCAACTGGATCATTTGAGGATGATTGTATACGAGCTGTTTGTGAATCAGCTCTTGCCCCCCTTCTCGTTATCCTTGATACCGTTTTTTGGATGGATTATTTTAATTCTTCTGGTGGATGGTTGACCGGGTTTCTTAATTCTTTTGTTGGCGTTGTTATATTAAACGCTGTGTGTTATTATCAGCAAGCTAAACATGAACAAGATGACCCTGAATTTGCTTATGCTGACAGAAAACGAATCTTCCCATTTGAAATATATGGGGATGATAACATCTGGAAAATAAAACGAAAATATTCCAAATATCTAGATATGGTTTTTCTAAAACAATTTATATATGACGTTTTTGGTATGGATTATACCACACCAACTAAAGGTCTTGTAGATAAACCTTTTCTTGAAGAAAAAGATGTTTCCTTCCTCTGTCGAAGATTTGTTCCTGATGGCTCTCTTGTTAGAGCCCCTCTGGCTGTAGAATCAATACATGGTATGTTACTCTGGATTAAAAAGCCAGTATTTGGAGTCTCGGTTGAGCAACAATTTATTATTAATGTTGAGACTGCTTGTCAAGAGTGGTTTCACTATGGTCGCAAACGTTTTGAAGAAGAAACGTCACATATGAAAGATTATATGCGAAGATATACAAATTGTCCTTGGCCTGGAAAATCTTACAACCACTACTTAGAGCGATGGCTCGAAAATGTACATGAATAATTTTTACGTGTAGTGGTAAA